ATTGTTTGCTAGCTAACCCGACAAAAACCCGACAACTTTGACGCAAGTAGTTGATAAATAAGTAGTTTCAAACATTGAGCCTAATTGAGCGTAAGGATGATGATGTCACTGTTACACACTTGGCTATATAATTTTAAGATTAAATCCATCATTAACGGTTGCCTTGTGTAGTCAATGGTTGCATAAAATAGCTCGTTTTTCGTTAGTTACCCGACATTTTCCCGACATTCCCAATTTTAGATAACTTTGATTTTAGCCTCTCCCGCGAGGCATGAGCATACACTTTATGTACGGCTTGGGTATGCCCCAAAATCGCCGCCGCATCCCTCTCCCCAATGCCTTCCTCAAACAATCGCGAGGCCAACGTATGCCGGAGCCAATGGAAGGTTGCGTTTGGGACTCCGGCCTTAGCTACTGCCTGCCGGAAGCGATCCCGTAAGGCGCATTCGCTAGCATTCTCAGGAGGATAGTCATCAACGGATAGGTTTCTTAGGAAATCGGCAAGGTGGGGGTGCATTGATTTAACAATAGGCCTATCCCCTTGCTTCTTCTCTCGAAAGCGTATCTCGCCTTGCATGAAATCAACGTCCTCCCTACGCACTTTTACGGCTTCCGAGATCCTAGCCCCCGTCCAGATCGCTATCTTGGCACAGGTCAGCCCCCATCCGGATAGGTGTGAGAAGATTTTCTCTTCCTCTTCGTAAGTCAACCCTCTGCGCTCTTTTCGGGGGCTACGATCTCCACTAATCTTTTTCATCATGGAGTAGGAGAAGAACTGAGCTTTGGAATATCCCTTAGCCATGACGAATTTCCAGAAGCTAGAGAATGAGGCGAACATGGATCTCTTGGTTGAGTAGGATGTGGGCTCAGAATTTAGCGATGCCACTATCTCTTGAGCGTCTGCCTCATTGAAGTGGGCAACTAGCTTGTCATTGAATCGAGCTAATCTCTTAGGGACGGTGGATTGGTGGTTTGCGAATGTGCCATGCCTAGCGGTCTTGCGATCAATCTCAGTCCATTCCGCAATCGCCTCTTTAATCGTGATGGGCTTTACATATTCCAAGCCAACTGCGATGCAGGCTATCTCCTTCTCTTTGCGAAGGCGGAGTTCGTGAACTTCGATGGGAGGGGCTTTGCCTTCAGCACGAAACTTCGTACTGACTTGCTTCCATTTGCCATCCTGTTGCCATCCAAGATGCCAATGTCCCGCCCTCCGGAAGATAGATGCCATTTATACGATGTCTTTTAATGCTCGTCCTCGAAGGACGATTGCCGGAGTGTGTGTGGGTCCGGTAAATATCATGTCATGGACTGCATTCACCGCTTCTATTACTACCAAATTACATGAATAGTTTAAGAGCTTAGAAATCTTATCGAGTTTTTCTCGAGTTTCTTTCGGAGCCCTGAATCCTATTGTGTCTGAAAGGCCCCCCTCTCTCTTTGAGGGAGCCCGATGTTTTATGGGTTGTGTCATGTAAGAAGATTACATGGTGCGTAGGTAAGTGTGCAATACCTAGAGGGAGGTAATAAGAATAACTTATAGGCATACAAAGGCAAAGTAATACTTACAAAGGCTTATTACATACTGCTTGTGGTTTGACTACACAACCTCTAGTCAGTGCGTATGGAGAGTGTAGTACAAAAGAGCGCGGAACTCAAAAAAGAATGGTGGAATGTTCGCGATGTCGCTCTTTTCTTAGGGATTAAACCATCTTCCGCAAAGGTCTGGCTTTGGAGAAATAATGTCCGGCGTTGCAAAGGGAATAATCGCTTAACTCATAGAAGTTGGGTTGAGGCCTGCCTCGTCAATGGCAAGCGTCCGGAAAGAAAAAAGCGTGTTACGCTAGATGTCCTAGGTCGGGTGATAGATTTGTCGGTCAAACCAAAACAAAACCCAAACCAAGAAAGCACAAATGAAAATGAATCAAACTATGCCCCTGAAGTCGGTTAACATTCGAGGCGGGAAAACGTATAATCTGGTTGAAGGCCGGATTGCGGTACTAATTCAAAGTTACCCACGATGCTCTATCGTCACTGAGATTATCGGTGATCCAACTGAGCGTGTGATTATGAAGGCGAAGGTCACTCCAGATACAGATAGGCCGGAACGCTACTTTGTGGGGCATTCTCAGGCTAAATGGGAAGGGAATATCAACTCGAATGCCGCTCTTGAGAATGCGGAGACTTCAGCGATTGGCAGGGCATTAGCCGCTATGGGACTTGGTGGCGGGGCTTCCTACGACGAGATGGTAAAGTGCGGGGCGATTAAGAATGAGGAGTTGATAGTAGTTAGCGGAGAGAAAGAAGATCCTAAACAGGATAGTAAGATCGTTAAGATGGAGATTCCTGCTGAGAATCTTACCTCTGCCGACTCCATCCAAAAGGTTGAGGCTTTCCTAATAGCCAACAAAGACATTACTTCCTGCGATCTTGTTGAGTTCTTGGCGGATCAGGGAAGGCAGTTTGATTCTACGGATGTTCAGGGTGATTGGGTTCGGCTTCCGGAAAAGCTCATTACGGAATTGGCATCCAAGGTGGACAAGCTCGCTAAGGCAGTAAGGGTATGGAAGAAAAAGCGAATCGAGAGCGTGTAAGATGACTAAACATAGCCCAAAAGGGATAAAGAAGAAGAAGGTTGGCGAGGTATCAGCACACCTCCAAAAGAGGTTTGCTGAGTACGGAATCACCCTGCCCCAAAAAGAACACAAGGTGGTGAAGCTGGATCTTAATGAGCCTCATCAGAAATACTTCCTCAAGGACGGAACCGAGGTGGACGGGACTACAAGGGCTTTGGTGTATGTTCCTAAGCCTGCCCTAGTTCATTGGGGCGCGAAGCTAGGCAGGGAGGGCAAGAGTCCGGACAAGGAACTTAAAACCGCAGGAAGGATCGGTACGATTACCCACTTCCTCTGTCAATGTGATCTTCTTGGCTGGGAGCCTGACCTATCCGATTGTGACGGGGATGAGGTTAAGTCTGCTCAGATAGCATTTGGGGCTTACCGCAAGTGGTTCGAGGGGGCAGGTCTCCGTCCGGTAGCCGTTGAGATGCAGTTGGTATCTGAGTGCTATCGCTTTGGAGGAACGATTGACCTGATCGGCCTCGACGAGCATGAGGATCTGACTCTTGTGGACTTTAAAACAAGTGGAGGCCTATACGATTCTTACGATTATCAAGTTGCGGCTTATGCAACCTTGTTCGAGGAGAACTACCGCCGACTTCCGATTCGCAACCTACTCCTAGTGCGAATTGATAAAACCAAAGGAGTCCATCAAACCCGCCTTCTGACCGCATGGAAACGGCAATGGGAAGTGTATGTTGCACTTCTTCGGTTGGCGAAACGCATAAAGGATATTTCAGCGTAGTAAAAGTGTAACAAGCCTTTACAAGCTGAAGTAGTTAAATAACAATGCCATACGAACCTAGAGAGGGATCAGGTGTTCTGTTCCCTGAAAGAGATAAGAAGAATGAGAAAGCCCCTGATTTCAAGGGGAACATCCTCATCGGCGGAAATCAAATCCGTATCGCAGGATGGAAGAAGCAGGGTCAGAAGGGGACGTTCATCTCCCTTTCGGTTGACCAGAAACCCAAAGCTCCCGCCAAGGCTAATGAGCCTGAAGCAGACTTTGATTTTTAAGCGGAGATAGAGGTGAAGCAATGCGGCCCCGAGAAAAGTTTCTTCTTTTGTGGAAAGCGGCCTCGGGGCCGCGATTGCACGAAGAATATAAATTTCATCCGAAGCGAAGATGGAAGGCTGACTTCCGATACGACTCTTCCCGACTTGGCCCAATTCATATTGAAATTGAAGGGGGCATTTGGCTTGGAGGAAAGGCGAGGCATACCTCGGGTGTCGGTTACTGGAAGGACTGCGAAAAGTATAACGAGGCTTGTCTCATGGGAATCAAGGTCATCCGACTTGCGGGGCCTCTAATCAACCATGAATACATCACAAGATTGGCCGGATGGATTCGAGGGTGAGGCTCCTGAAATTGGCATGAGTGGGTTCCCTGATGACTCCAAGTACACAAGAGACATGGCTCGCGACGATAAGAAGAAGCTCGAGGCCTTCTTAGCCAAGAGGGGGCTTGTATCCAAAAGCTACAACGACTTCTTCTGGCAAAGCCGAACCAAAAGGAAAAACAAAAAATGATATTCAAAGGAATCACAATTCATGACGGGCATGAACCATCCTACTTCTGTCGTGGGTCAATGCATCGGCTTTCGATAGGGGAAATCTTAACCAGAGGAATAAGCGAACTAATGAAGAAAAAGAAAACTAAGAAGGAAACAACAATCAAGAACGTCAACTTTAGCCCACTTATGAAAGCAAGTATCAGCCGACAACTGCTGATGTGGGCGAAGAGTAAGAGTCTTGAGAAGGTAGAGTTGGATAAATGAGGCATATCGAAAGAGGCCTCGATTGGATGTGGGACATTATGATCGGAGTATCCATCAACCTGAAGAAGCTGTCAGCGCAGGCCGATCATCCTACGAATCATATTGTAAAGGAGATCCGCCAACAAGTTGAGTCGGCTGAGAAGATTTTAGGAGAAGTGATTAAGTCTCACAAGAAACAGAAAGAGGAACAAAAGAAAGCAAGGAAGGAGTAGCTGTGGAAAAATTCAAAACAGGATCAGTAAGGGACACTCGGGAGGGAAAGGGCAGATATGATCTTATCCCTCCGGAGGCAATCCATGAGTTAGCCATTCACTTTGAGGTCGGAGCCCAAAAGTACGGAGATCGGAATTGGGAGTTGGGTCAACCCATAAGCCGGATCATGGACTCAGCTTTACGCCATGCCTTCTCATATATGGCAAAGAAGCCCGAGGAGAATCACCTCGCGGCGGCTTGCTGGAATCTCATGGCCGCGATGACGATCAGGGCTCGCGTGGCAAAGGGCGAACTCCCTGCGGAGCTAGACGATCTATGAAAGAACCAGAAGAAGAATTAACTGAGGGAGAAAAGGATTGGCTAGATATGGCTAAGAAAAATCCTTGGCTTTTCAGCAACTACGGGGACGTACGCAAAGACGTACAGGAAGATGAGGAGGATGACTGCTCAGAGACATCCTTCCAAAAGTTCTGCGACTACTCCGGCAACAATAGGTATCCAACAGAATGAGAATCCTAACTCCTGAAATTGATTTGGCCTATGACAAGACTACAACCTTAAAGGCTGGCGTTAGCTATGTGGTGGAGCCAAGAGCGGCTGGGGCTTTGCTTATGCGTCTGGATGGACTTGCCTCAGTTGAGGGATGCGAGTTGCCTAAGTATGATCGAAAGGCTGACTACAACGGAAAGACTCTGACAATCCTGAGGGCGGGGGGCATAGGAGACATTCTCTTAATCACTCCGCTTATAGAGGCGATTCAGGCTGAGTGGCCGGAGGTTAAGCTAGAGGTTTGTTGCGTTAAGAGATGCGAGCTAGCCGTTCATTCCTTGTGTAGTCACTTGCCATATCCTACACCGCATTCTGAATTATTGAAGCGGGATGCCATTCTCAATCTAACCAACTCAGTTGAGGAAGAACACGATCTTCATGCCGTTCATGCCTTCGGAGCTAAGGCTGGATTTTACGATCTTCCTCTTCGATTAAAGTATCAGAACGATAAGGCGTTGGTCGGAGATATGCTCATTCGTTATCCCAAGAGGGCGAAGGTGAGAGTCGGTGTTCAGATGAAGGCCTCATCCAAGGTTCGGTGTTATCCTTATATGTCTGATGTTATTGCTGGTTTGATAGATCGCGGGGTACAGGTTGTGCTGTTTGACGAGCCGGAGGCTACGAGTGTTATTGGTCAATCGGAACTGATTCTCAATGGATCAATGGAGAGATGGACGCTCGAAGAGTCGGTGGCTTTGCTTGAATCCTGCGATCTGGTCATAGCTCCTGACTCAGCGTTCATCCACTTCGGATGCGCTTTGGATGTAGCTACATTAGGACTCTATGGATCGTTTCATTTCTCCAAGAGGGCAACCCTAGGGAATGCGAAAAACTATTTTATTCAAGCCGGAGGAGATTGCTCTCCTTGCAATCATCATGGATTAGGTGGTTTGCCTTGGCCGAAAGGTGCTCCATGTAACCGGAGCGGGTTGTGCAATGTCTTGGCTGGGATTGAGCCCGAGAGAGTTGTCAGAAAGGCGATGCAGTTATGTTCGCCATGAACGGGGGTGAGGCAATTCAGGTGCTTGCGTTCAGCCTAATCCTGATAGCGGTAATTGAGACAATATGGGGCAAACCATGAGTGCATTAACTGTATTCTCCTCTGCTACTTGGGGGCCTGTCGAGAAGGCTATCCTCTCTGCCCTAGCTCATGACTTCGGGGAGAAGGAGCGGATTCTGGATGAGGTTCAGGCGAAGGACTTCTTCTTGCCGGAAGCTCAAAGCCTCTTCACCTATATGGCTGAAGAGATCAACTCCGGCAGGGCTGTGGATTGTGCTTCCCTCCTTGCCCTGTCCACAAACGAGACAACTAGGAATCTCATCATAGATATATCCGGATCAATGCCGACAACGCCAACTCAGGCTGACTCTCATATCAGCAAGCTCAAGGAGCTATCCCGCCTAAGATCAATCAATCGAGCAATCGAGGAGGCGAGGATGAAGCTCGAGAGATCGGAGCCTTCTATTGAGATTGCAACATCCTTGGAGGGGGCGATGCGGGAGGTGGAGACGGATGCCCCATCTCAAGCGATAACGATTGCGGAGTGTGCTGATAGGGCTTTGGAGGGAGTTCGGGCGGCTATCAATCGTGGTTGTTTATATGCCGGAATCCCATCCGGAATCCCCAAGCTGGATCAAATCTGCGGGGGCTGGCAGGCCGGACAACTGATCGGGCTGGCCGCTAGGACTGGTGAGGGTAAGACCGCCCTTGCTCTCCAACTTTCTCTTTTTGCCTCAGGAAACAAGTGGGATGCGGAGAAGAAGGATTGGGGAAACAAGGGTCATAAGATTGTCATGGTTGAATTAGAGATGAGCTCGAGAGAACTAGGTCATAGGGCTTTGGCTCATCTTGGGGGGCCTTCGATGTGGAAGATGCGGGATGCCTCGAACATGACGGACTTCGATAAGATCCAACTTCAGTCGGCAAGGGATCGGCTCGAAGGCTTGCCTTTCTATATCGAAGATCCGGCTAGGATTCGTCTCTCCGACTTAAGGGCAAGGGCTAGGCGATGGAGGAAGAGGATGGGGATGGAGATGCTGATCGTCGATCTGTTGGGCAAAGTCTCTCCTGACACAAGAGAGAGGGAGCGGTATCGGGAGGTAGCTATTGTATCTCATGGGCTGAAGGCCTTGGCGAAGGAGCTAGGCATTCCGGTGATGGCAGTTTGTCAGTTGAGTCGGGATGCGGTGGGGGATGGTGAGGCAGGCCTGCATCATCTTCGGGAGTCCGGTGATCTTGAGCAGGATATGGATGTCGCTCTCCTGCTGACCAAGAAGGACGACAATATCCGGAAGCTCAAGGTGGCTAAGAACCGGAACGGATTCTTAGGTCACGTGGATCTGATGTTTGACGGAGACAAACAAACATTCAAGGAGTTCACCCCGCAAGCTATATGAAAATAAATAAGATCAAACAAATCATAAACGACTATTGGTGCGACCACGAAATCATGTTGGCAGATGGATTCGACGATGCCCTTGTAGGTGTTGGCTGGGCTTTCGATAAGTCTCCCTCTGCTGTGTATGACAGAGAGAAGTGCATCAAGATTCTCATGAGGGATAACAAGTGGAATAGATCAGATGCAGAGGAATACTTTGGATACAATGTGGAGGGTGCGTTTGTTGGAGATAAGACTCCCATATTCCTAGAGAGGTAATACCTATCGGGATTAGTGGAGATAATGGATACAGAACTTGGGCCTCTAAACATAGAGAAGGCTATTGAGCTAGCTAAGATGGGCGAAGTTAGTCTTGTGCCGATCCGCCGTGGTATTACAGACATAAAGTTGAATTGTCTTTTGTTCGATATTCTAACGGAACGAGGATTCAAACTGGACTTTCTAACAGGAACTTATGGTACGACCACTATACGAAACGGCTGAACAGCGGGAGGCTAACGCAAAGTTAGCTGACTATTGGGGGGAGAAGATGGGCTATCAGCTAGACATTTCCCCTAAAGCTTGCCTCTTTGATTACTATGTTCGCACTCCGCTTAATCAGTGGGGCTTGGCTGAAATGCGTGTAAGAAGCTGTTCCAAGGATAAGCACGAAACATTCTTTATATCGGCAACGAAGTGGAAGAACCTCACCCAACTCTCCGAAAGATTTCACGCTCCGCTTTTCTTGGTGGTGCGTTGGAGTGATGGAGATGGGTACTTCCTTTGGCATGGTCAGAAGTTCGGGAAGGGATGGGGAGGCCGGAAGTCCTGCAACGTAAGGGACTCTTACGATCAGGAGGAACTGATTCAGATTCCGATAGCGGAGTTCAGGCCTTTCTAAATGAAGCTCTCCGTCTCAAATCTGGATCTAGTTACGGACGCAGGGTATCCGGTGGGGCCAAGGTTCATCATGGGCGGGAGGCCTCCGGCGATAGGGTTTGGGCCTTACAAGACAATCGAAGAAGCAGAGGAGGCAAGAGTTGAGTGGGAAGCCTATATCAATGAGCGGCGTGAGGGTAAGTCTCTACGCAAGTCCAAGACATACCGGAAGAAGAATGCCTCTCCTCTTTAAGATTATCCTAGGCCTAGTTGTGGCTTCGGCTTTGGTTTGGTTTGTGTTCTGGTTCGCCGTGGCTTTTATCTATCTGATCATCACGATAGTGGAATGTATCGGGAAGTTGTTACGCTAGTTCGGCCCATTCACAAACTGAATCGACCAATCCCCTGCGTTATCTCCGACAAGAGTACGCTGATAGTATAGGCCGGAGTTGTCGTTCTGGTAGGGATATGGATCCACCTCTCTTGACTCATGCCTACATCTCGTCGGCCTATCATCAAACCCTAGCTCCCTATATTCCCTAGCAGATCGAGCATCAAACTCTTCCTGTGCGATAGGAGTCAGCCCCCTTGGGATTGGCTTCTGCCGATACTTATAGCGAGTCTCTGCCATCCACTTCTCCTCAGGATCTAGCATGATCGAGGCGTACTCCTTCTTCTTATTTCTCTCCGCCTCACCTGCCTTATAGATTGAGTTCTCGTAGGCTTGTCTATCACGATAATCCTTCCAAGCCTGCGTCTGGTCTTTGTTGGATAGCGTAGGCCTCGAGACTGCCACAATTAACCCCAAGATGAGTAGGCCATAGAGGATAATCTTTTTCATAGGATTAGGCTACAAGGGCTTCCTTCTCCTTACAACTCCAAGCTGGTTTGAATCCTTTCCGCTTTGCGTAAAGGACTGATCCGTGATCGCAGTTAAACTTACGGGAGATTTCAGAGGGCGGGATGCCTGCGTTATACATTCTTTCCCACACTGCCCAACGCTCCTTAACTGATCTCAGGTCTTTCCGGTGACTGGCGTTAAGAATTGCAGGACTGATCTGGATGGGGGGCGGAGGGACAACGGCAATCTGAATGTCCTTCGCGTTGGCCATTAGCTTCTCCGCTTTCTCGATAGCTAGCGTTAGTCGAGTTACCCTATGTCCTAAAAGGGATAAGGTTTCTGTGGTGTCGGCTAGCTTATCTTCGAGTTGTTTGAGTCGGTAGGTGGTGGTTATCTGAAAGGTATTATTCATAGTCGCTTTGCTCCTGTGGTTGCTTTGCAACCTATTTAGTTCTCTCCTCGGTTTGGTTTTGAATAGATTCAATTATGGTTGCCGGACTCAGTGCTGTGGAATTGCGAAAGAGGCTTTCCTCAATCTTCCATTTCTCAAGTTCGGTCTTGCTTATTGGTTTAAGAATTTCTGTGACGCTCATTTGGTTCTCTCCTCAATAATAAATAATACAGCCAAGAGTGAAGTGATTATTAGGATAACCGCAGTAATTACGATTAGCCTTCCTATTGCCAATCCTGCTCCGGCCATAATCCAATCTGTTAGTGTGGTCATTAAAGTTCTTTCTTTGTTTGGGTTTAATCTCTCTGACAATACCAAGCCATTCCAAGAATAATCACTGTGATTATCGGGGTGATGATTCCGATTAGCTGGTCTATTTCGCGTCCGGTCATAGCGATCATCATAGTAGTTAATCTCTCCCCATAAACATTGCCAACACTAGACTTGAGCAGACTAGGGGGATGGCAATCCTTACTATGGTGTCGAGGAGTTTGAGGAGGTCGGGGGTCATAGTCGCTTCGCTCCTATGGGGCTTGCCTCGCAAGCCTCATTAAAGAATAGGAACTGCCTCTTGTCGGAGTGATTATCGACAAGGTGCTTAATATCTTGTGACTCATTATATAGTTTAAGTATCCATCGAACTACCTCATCTCCATCTCCCATCTCGAATACATCACTCATTCTTCGGGAGTAGCTATCAAACCAGTTACTATCTCCCGCCAACATACGGAAGAATACGATTGCTCTTTCGTATGCTCCCTTTGCTTTAATGGCTGGGCTTGTGCTTTCCGTCATCCATTTACTTATTCCGTTCTTTAGGATTTGATCTGGCTTCATAGGTTCCTCCACTTCTCTTCCGTAATCCCCGCCCACTCAGCTAGGCGGGGATCGTCGGCAAGTAGGCGGGGGTTAGATTGAGCGATGGATTCAAGCTGAATAATCTGATCGAAACTAACGCTCTCCTCCTCGATGGATTGGCGGATAGAATTAAGGGTGGATTGGATATTCATACAGAATACCACCCATCATATCCCGACTTGGCATCGCATTCCTCAAGTGGCATTCCGCTTCTTGCTAGACTCAACCATTCGCAAGCTTGCTCTCCGCAATCCTCCTGTTCCTTGGCGTTGTCCATGTCCACGATACATAGCTCAACTCCTTTGGATACATGGTAGGCTGTCGCGACTCCTCCTTCTACTTGGACTATGACCCTATGGATTTGTTTGTTTGTTTTCATATTGTCTTTGTATTGTGTGATTCGAGTATCTTTGTTTAGGAATCTTGTGATGCTCATTTCACCTTCTCCGCGATGAAGTGGTGAGCCATCGCATCTCCGAATCCCCACTCAAAGGCTTCGGCTGGGGTCGGGACACAAGTGGAGTCATCACAAGTGCTTTCGGGTGCGTCCCAATAGTTAGTTACTACGCTCGCCACCCATCCTTTCTTTCCACGCTTAACGCAAAACACTTCCATAAGGTCATCGCCTAGGCGAAAATCAAACCCGATAGCCTCAAGCTCTCCGTCTATTGGCTTCTTGAATATGTCCTTTGCGTATCGCCTAACCGCAGGACTCATAAGCTCGATGATCTTGTCTCGAATTACGCTCGGCTCATCTGATCCGTGGAAACTATCCGACTCGTCCCTCTCCGCTCTCTCTTCTAGTCTGCGATAGCGTTGGCCTAGGCTATTGCACTTTGCTTTCTGTGTCTTGGTTAGGTGCTTGTTGAAGAATGTAGTTATGTTCATTTGGGTTCCTTTCTTGGGCTATAAAACTGCGAGATACTTTTTGAGGATTGCGAAGTGGGAGGCGGGGATTTCTTTCACTCCTCCTGCCGACATTACTGAATCTCCTGACCAGTAGCCTCCGACATCCTCATTGTATTCGCTGTCATCATCGCCCCGCCAAGTTCTTGCCACTTTGTCGTTGTATTCATCGGGGCATCCTTCGGTTTTGAATACATATCTTGTGTCGTATTCTAACTCTCCTTGCCGTTCTTCTATCGTGCCTATGTAGTATTTTGGTTTTTGGTTTTTCATTGGGTTCTTTCTTTGTTTATTGGTTTGCTTTGCTGGTTAGTAGGTAGTCCTTTTCAATGGTTTCGGTTGTGAATCTGTCTCCCCATTGATCTTCGTCTCCTACGACATCTGCGTTTAATCTCTCAACCTTGCTTCCATCTTCGTGACAAACGCATAGGGTTAGATGTCCGTCCTCATCTACTCGTCCCTCGAAAATCCAGTTTCCGAGGTTCACTACAATTCTATCTTTTGCTGTTACATTCATTAGTGGGTTCTTTCTTTGTTTAGGGGTTCGTTTTGCTCACTGGCTTGCTCCGCAAGCTGGTGAATTGAGGGAAGTTCTTTGCAGGGCGGAAAGGGGTAGGGGTAAGGGCATCCAAAACTTGTAGAGGCTTCTTACACTCTCCGCCGAAACGATTAGGAGGGGTTCCCATTCGAGGCCGTTCCTTTCAATGAAGGAATGGGCGGAGCGGTGGGAAGGAAACTCTCCGAAAAGCTCTCCTGCATCGGATTGGATGTGGAACAAGCCTGCGGTCTTGTTCCGCCGATTGCTCTGCAATCTAGGGATAGAGAGGGCTGGGGTCATCGCGAGGCCTCCATTAACTGCGACTCTTTCCGCATTTTATCCACTACCAGCATAAGTCCTAGTGGCTCATCTCCTGCCCCATAAACTCCTGTCACCCATCCTTCTTTCCTCCATTGGTCTTGCTGTTTCTGTGAGCGATAGTCGGCAAGTTTGATAGGCTGGGTTAGTCCATAATTGGGGTTTGGATTGTATCCCCATAACACTAGGTTTTTGCGGGTCATTTCTGTATCTCCTGAATGAGCATCCAAGGTTGAAAGTCTGTCGGCCTCCATCCTTCTAGGATTTCGACATCCACCGCTCCTTGTGCGTCACTCCTTGTTAAGCCTTCCTCCTCAAGCTGGGTCACTCGTTCTTCCCAAGTGGTAGGCCTAGTCATTCTCTCCATCTCTGCGTCATCCATAACAAGCTGTAAGAGTTGGTCGGTGGTGGTCATAGGAGGATGGAACTTTCTTTAACGAGGTATCCGTTGTCGTTAATCCATTCGAGGATTTGGGCTTTGTAGTCACTCCACTCCTCGTTGGTTAAGCGGTGCATTCCGTCGGTGGTATCCACTACAAGGGAAATCCCCTTGTTGGTTTCCTTGGTGTAGTGGGTGACGGATCGCCCAGAGTTAAGGGTGAAGTCTGGGGGGATGGGTTTGTTGATGGTCATTTGGGTTCTCCTGCGGTTCTGTATTCGAGGATTTCCTTCAGATCCTCCACTATGAGCCAAGCCTTCCGCAGTTCCTTGGGCTCGAGGTGGTTTCCTTTTAGTAGTTGTTCGATTATTTTTAGAGTGGTCATTGTTTTTTAGTATGCGGTTAAGTGGTTTTCTATTTGGATGCCATCAAGAAACTCGCCCATGTTTCCGAGAACATCATTCTTGCAATACTCAAAGGCTTCTTTCCTAGTTCCCTTGAATTGGTCGGGTAGTTCTACGAAAACCCAAGTAATTTCAAGTTTCACTTCTATTGGTTTTTTTAGTCTCATTGGTTGTGGGTTCTTTCTTTTGTTTGGGTTATTTGTTCAGCGTCCAAGCTCCTAGGCCTAGTACGGCAAACATGGGGAAGAGGATCATCATTAAGTCCATTTGGGTTTCTCCTTGGTTAGATTTCTTTAAGGTTTTCGAGGAGGTCTAGGATTTCGTCGAAGCGGTGGCAGGGGCATTCGCTTCCGTCCTCCTTATTGCAGGGGTTAAGCTCCCCATCTCTCAAGTCTGTGAGTAGGAATTTGATGATGTCCAACTCTGCGGATAGTTTTTTTCTGCGGTTCTTTTTCATTGTGTGGTTCTCCTTGTGGGGTCTTGTTACACTTAAACGCAAACCGAGAGGCCTCGGCTGTATATTGCGTCAATCTTCTCGCCTTTGCTGATGTCTTTCTTATTTAGGATATACAACGCACACCCTCGCGGGTCTCCTTGCTGATAAGAAACTAGGTCGGGGTGGTTAGCCATAATTCCGGCCAAGCGTTTCAACGCTCCCTTCTCCTTGTCGGGGTAGGGGTATTTCTTGTCGTGCCATACCCCGCCCATTCCCTGCCATTGTCGGCGGAAGTAGGGCTTGTCGGTGGCTTCATCTCTCTCAATGCTCCCTGCGTCTGTTCCGCATTCTAGTTCGTGCCATCGGTGCAGGGTTCGCTCAATGCGGAGAAGCTGGGAGGCCTCCGCATAGTCAAAGCCTAGGGCGTTCAATCTGCCATACACGAATGCGATTCTTTCTTGTTTTCTGCTCATTTGGTTTGGGTTCTTTCTTTGGTTGGTGGTTTGTTAGATTACAGATTCCAAGGCCTCGCATAGTTCATCGGATATATCTCCCTGAATATGCCGAGAACAAAGTCCCAAGACATCGCCTTCGGCCTCATAATTAAGACCGATTGAGGCAATCGGGTTGGTTTGTGTTTTGGGTTCAAGGATAATTTCAAAGCTTCTTCCTTGCCCATTCTTGCCTCTAGGTAATTCGATTGAGAGCATGATTGAATCGTTTTCGAGTTTAACTTTATTTATTAGCTTCATTGGTTGGGTTCTCCTTTGGTTGTGGTTGCTTGTTACAGAGTCGCTACAAGCGACCTAGTAAGGGTTTCTGATGGGGTAAGGGGTTCGGTTTGGCTAATATCGAACACGCTTCCAGTAAAGAAGAAGGAGGGCGAGTCGGTGGTTTCCCCTTCCTCAGTCTTGCGGGAGGCGGGGCAGAATATCGCAAGGGCTTTCTCTCCCTTCCTTACGATACGGCCTGCCTTCTTCCATTGTTGAAAGCCTCCGACGATGGAGACCCCCTTTTTCTGGAAGTAAAGGAGGGCGGAGTTTTTGAAGGAGAGGGGTCGGCCTTCGATGGTTCGGAGGCTTCCGAGTTGGTTAGATAGTTCCACCCTTTCGGCTTCCGACATCTTCGCGAACTGCTCCGCGAGTTGTTTCATCTTCGCTTTCTTGGCTTCTATGGCTTCGGTCTTGGTCATTGGTTCGGGTTCTTTCTTGGTTGGGTTAGCTTGTTAGATTCCGCGACATTCTTCCGCAACCTCATCCCATCGCATCTTGAAGATGTGAACGAGGGTCTCAGCGTCACGGAGGACATCGACTGGGTCTCGTAGCTCTGCGGATTGCAGGGCATTGGTTAGCCAATAGGAGGAGCCGTGGGATTGCAGGATGTCTCGAATGAGGTTAAGGGCGGGGGTTTGTTTGGTTGTCATTTATTTAACCTCGTTCATTTTTCGGGCGATTAAACAAGCCATATCCGAGCCTGCTTCGTGGATTTCGCGGTAAGTCTCAACCGCACTACCTGCAAAGCGAGAATGGCGAGTAATTTCGCGAGTCATAGCGGAGCCATCCTCAAACAAGTTCCAAAGGAATTGTCGATTCATAGAATCTAAATTGTCGTAAATAGTTTTTCCAACGACTTTAACCGCGCTGGGTTCGGTTTGAGTTTTGTTGTTCATGTAGTCTTGTTACACTTCGCAACCGCTTCCGTCAATACTCTCAAAGCGGTAATTAGTTAGGCTTATGCTATGCGGGAGCCTTCAATATATGCTTACGAGGGGAAAAAGGCTTTTTTGATTAGGTAATCTAATGGGAGGCGGGGGATTTATTTTCGGGGGGTTATCAAATAAAAAGAATAAATGGAGGCTTCTTACACAAACTGAAAAGAAAAAAATAAGAAAAAAAAGAAAGCGGAAGCAATCGAAGGAGGGCTTATGCTTCCCCGCCTAGCGAGCCACGGAGGCCAAGGGGAAGAGATAACGGAAGGGCAGGGCTCGAATGATGCAAGATGATGGAGGGGGTTAGGTTTTTTTTAATATATGATAATAATAAATGGGGAAGGTGCGTGGGCATAGTTCGCCCATCCTCGAGGGACTGGGCGTTTTTCTCTAGGTGCGGTATCCATTAAACCTAAGCCATAAGGGAGGCTGGGAGAATCGCTGGAATTACTTCCAATTATTAAGCTAGCAGGGCGTAAGGCTAGCTCCGACAACTTACGCTCGTCCCTTTTCGGTCTGTCATACGAGGATAGTTCCCGAGGGTTGGGCTTTGTGTTCTCCCGCCTCAATTCGTTCCCGTAACTCCGGCGGAAGGATTGACAAGTTTTTTTTTAGCAATACGGGAAGGGCGAGTGAACATCGAGCCTCACAAGGTTAGCGGAAAGGGTGGGAGGCCTGCTAGGTGGTCGATTGCAAAGGCTAGGCAGATATGTAACCAGATTAAGAGGGGGCTTCCGTTGCGGTACGCTTCGCCCCTTTGTGGCGTTCCATACAATACTAGCAAGGAATGGGCGGGACTGCATCCAGAGTTCCCCCCAATGATGGAAGAGGCACACTCTTTTTTTGTCCGTAGCCAAGTTAGCAATATCGAGCGTCACGCCAAGATTTCGGAGAAGCCTAGTCAATGGCTATTAGAGAGAAGAGCAAAGGAGGAGTTTGCACCAGCTTATGTACCTAGTGGGCAAGGTTCAGGCGTACAAATTCTAGCTTTGGGTGATGATACAATCGGGAAACTAATGGGGGCTTGGGGTTCTCTCTTGGGTAATCAATTACCTCCCCAACAATTACCCGACACCACCACCCCTTCTTCTCTAGTTCCCCTTAATTATACTGAAGGAGTGTCCCCGAAAGAGGAGGCCTCCGTCCCTGCTCCCGCCGTGGAGATTTCGGCGGAAGTTGTTAAGGATGTTAAACCTCAACGACTTGGGAGGCCTAGGAAATATCCCAAGCCGAACCCGCCAACCCCCGACACGCCCCCGCCCACCACCCCCCTCGCCCACCCACTCTAATTATATCCCCCTTCCAAAAAAAATTCAAAAAACTCGACCCCCCTCTAAATGCCCATAACCGATCCTTCGCAACTTCCGGCCAAGCTCACGCAGGAGCAACTGTTAGCAACCCCCCTAGGCTTTTCTAAGCTACTCGACATCGACCTCCACCCTTGGCAATCGAAAGTCTTTCTCGATGTTGGCCTAGGCAATCGGGTGGCTTTGAAGGCGGCTAACGGCTCAGGAAAGACATCTTGTTTGGCGGCTCCTCTAGTTCTTTGGTGGTGTACGGTCTATCCCAAGTCCCAAGTCGTAACTACAGCCGGAGTCTATCGGCAGGTGAAGGAGCAACTTTGGCAAAGGCTCGCCGGATGGAGGGATAAGCTCAAAGGCTGGACCCTCAACGCTACTGACCTAACTGCCCCAAACGGCTCTAAAGCGATAGGCTTTAGTACTGACGAGCCCAACCGATTTGAGGGTTGGCACAACGACAAGCTCCTTATGATCTTTGACGAGGCTAAAAGCATACCCACGGACATTTGGAGGGCGGCGGAACGATGTCAGCCTACCGCTTGGCTTGCTATGAGCAGTACCGGAGGCATGGACGGGGAGTTCGCGCAATGCTTCCTAGGGAAACGCAAGTATTGGAAGAACTACTCTGTATCGGCCTATGACTGCCCCCATATCAAGAAAGAGTGGATTGATATGCAGATTGAGCAACATGGACGGGACAACCCTTTTATTAGAAGCATGATCTTCTCTGAGTTCATGGGTGAGGATGACGGGATCAGCCCCTTCACTTTCTCTAAGATTCATAACTGCCGATCTAACCCTCCCAAGAAGCAGGAGGGGGCTCCGGTGGCTTTTATTGATTGGGCAGGGGGCGGGGACGAAACGGTGATAGCCATAAGGCGCGGGAACGTGATTGAGCCCCTTATAGGGTGGAAGGACTCGGATACCATGAGAAGTGTAGGCAAAGCCATCGTAGAGCTAAAGAAGGCCAATCTAAAGCCTAACGATGTTTGGGCTGATGACGGGGGCCTAGGTAAGCCTATGAATGACCGGATGCGGGAACAGGGATGGGCTATTAAGAGGGTGAACTTTGGGGCTAGGGCCTACTCTGATAACTACGTCAATAGAAGCAGTGAAATCTGGTGGGAGACAGCTAGGCAGATCGAAAGGGCTGAAATCATCCTTCCTACCGACGAGCTACTGGATGCTCAGTTATGCTCCCGTAAGGCTAAGATAGCCTCCTCAGGGAAGTTGGGGTTGGAGTCCAAGGACGAGATGCGGAGGCGGGGGGTATGCTCGCCGGATCGGGGGGATGCCGTTTGTGGGGTTTGTTGCGTTAGAAGCGAAAATAATCTTGCGGTATTTGATTCCGGCAATACGGGATCAGATCAATGGAGCGAGCTTCAGGAATACTCGGAAGGGGAACCTGCGTGTGCTGGCTTCGATATTGGAGGATGAAATAAATGGAAGCATGGACTTGGATCACACAAAATTGGACGCAGATTGTGGCGGCTGTCGGCGGGATTGTTCTCGCAAGTCGTATTATTGTGAAGCTTACTCCAACTCCGGCAGACGACACCTTCCTCGAAAAAATTGTGAATTTCCTAAAAGGGCTTGGCCTAAAGATCGACTAAGTGGGAATCCTAGCCGCCATCTTGCAGATTATTACGAAGATCCTTGGTTTGTTCCCCAACCGAAGTGAGATCGAAGAATCTGCGAATCGTAATCAGTGGAAGCGTAATCGCGATGCCATTGATTCTGATCTCGGTGGCGATGCTTGGTGGGTGCGCGACAACTCAGCCAATCGCAAGAACTAACGGGAACGTGGAAAGACTTATGAAGATGCCGGAATACAAGGAAGTCAGGGAGTCCTCTCCGCAAATCAAGCGGTGGGCTTCTGAGGCCTTGCATTCGGTGAACGATCTTGAATACGAGGCAAGAAGCAAATGATGGAACGTAACGATCTCTATAAAGCCCTGCTAGATGACTTGAAGGCTCGCACTGGATGGGAAGAGCGTCAGAGGATTTGGTATGAGATGCGTCATTCCGGACTCCGCCGGAAAAAGAAATTGCCTTGGCAGGCTGATCTTCATTATCCGTTGGCCGATTCAATCATTAACAAGCTAAAGCCTTTCTACTATCAGCAGGTTTTCTCAAATGAAGTGATTGCTTCGTTTGTTCCATCCACTCCTCAGACGGATGGAATTACTCAGGGTATCTCCCGTTGGTTTGATTATTGTATCAAGCAACAGAGCAACTTCGAGAGTGAGATTCTGACTGCAATCGACCACACCCTTATGAGTGGGTTGAACCTATTAAAGATTTCTTGGGACGAGGATACGCAAGCTGTTCGGTTTGATTCCGTTGACCCCGTGTTCGCAATCGTTCCGCATTATACGAGAGACGTAAAGAATTGTGATCGTCTGTGCCATGTTATTCAACTCAGCCTGAACCAGTATAAAAGCAACAAGCTATACAATCAGGACGAGGAATTGATCCGCAAGATCAAGGGCCGGACAGGTGAGGGAACTCGCCTATCAACGCTTGAGAATACCAAGTTCCGGCGTGAAGGAATCACGGTTGGGGCAGAGGAAGATCAAGTTATCGTTTGGGAGGTTTATGAGAGGGATGAAGAGGGCAAGATCCTTGTCCACACCTTCAGCCCACTAGCTCCCGAGGATGACATCCGGCCTTCCTTTGAACTGCCCTACAAGCATGGTCAGATGCCCTTCGTTCCTTTCGTCATGGAGATTAAGGACAAGGGCGTTTATTCGAGTCGTGGGCTTTGCGAGATCGTGGCTCCTTTCGAAAGCTATATGTGCAAGCTGATGAACGAAAAGGCTGACGCGATGACACTCTATAATCGCCCCCTCTTCCGTTGCGAGCAGGACATCCCTAACTCCAACAATTTGAAGTTTGGTCCTGCGACAGTTCTTCCGGTTGGTGTTTCTCCGGTTGTTATGCCGCAACCTCCTATCAGCTTTGACCAAGAGATGATTAACCAACGGATGATTTCTGAGTACCTAACCTCTATGCCGGACTTCGGCATGGGGCAACAACAAGGGATGAAGAATGCCCGTACTGCCACTGAGGTTTCTCAGATTGGGGCTTTGATGGGGCAATCGACTGATCTTCGGGCGAGGATCTTCAGGATCTCGCTGGGTTATGTCTATCGGCAGGCCTACTCGGTTCTGTGTCAGTTCGGCAAAAAATCTCTTAACTACTATTTCAATCAAGCCTTTGGAACGATTCCTCCGGAAGCCTTGGAGGTTGAATACGCAATTCATCCCTCTGGTTCTGCTGATGGGATCAATAAGGCAGTTCAGTACCAGAAGGCCTTTAGCCGGATGCAACTCTTGTCGGGCAATCCTTTCGTGGATCAGCCTTCCTTGGTTCGCTCGGTTCTCGAGATCGATGATCCGGCATTGGTGAACAAGCTACTCACCGATCCTAACCTCCGTGGGCAGGACGAGAAAGAGGAGCAGGCCAAGGAGAATCTTATTATGGAGAGTGGGTATCCTGTGGCTGTTAAGCCTCAGGACGATCATAAAGCCCATATCGAAGTTCTTCTAGGGAGGATTCAGCTACTCACTCAACAGGGCGGGGGATCTCAACAGTCTCAGCAGTTGTATGGGCAACACCTAGAAGGACATCTTCAGGGGCTTGGAAGGACCGATAAGAATGCCGAAAGGCAGATCCGTGGTATGCTCCGCAAACAGGCTCAGGCTATGCAGAGTCAAATGGAGGCTCAGGCCCAACCCCAGCAGGGTGTCACCTCAACTCAGACAATGCCGCAAGGCGGAGTGTAATAAGGCTATATAATATATGTTGCATAAACTCAAGATTGTCTTACGCCTCTGGAAAGAACTTGGTGAGGCATCGGTCAACTGGAAACAGGAGGACACTACCGCAACCAAGTTGTTCTTTGAATCTGCTTCCGGCAATCGGTTCATCACCTGTCTGCGAAATGCGGCCACTCGTAAGGATATTAGCGCAGTTTTCAAAGGCGGCGGATTGTTTGAATCCGGAAAAGCAGTGGGTTTTCGGGAAGCACTGGTCTTTATCGAATGGCTAGCTTCTTCGGAAATTGAAGATTTTAACGAGGACTCGGAGCCTGAGGCTGTCTCTGATCTCCTCGAAAAACTACGGCCTTAAACTAAACGGGAAGGATACCTGACAAACCATGATAAACGAGGAGAGCAACATCGGAGTCGAGCAGGCTGTGGAGCCTGTGGATTCCCTCAAGGCAGAATCGGTAAGCGAGGAAATGATTCGGGAGCTTGCTTCGCAAGCTGACGGAGTTCCTTACAAGCCGAAAGCGCAATCGCCTGTCGTCGCGAAACAGGACCAAGAGGCCTCGGAAAAACCAGAAACAAACGAGGAAGCTAAAGATTCGTTAGAATCGGCTGACTCAAAAGAAACAAAAGAAGATTCAAAGGTTGTATCGGATGATACAACTAAGTCTCTCAACGCCTCCGAGTCCTCGAGCGACAAGCCCGAGATCAAGGATGTTAAGCGGGTAAAGGAAGAGGCTCGATTGGCTGAAAGCTGGAAAAAGCTGGAAGCTGAGAAAGCCCAAGTTCGAGCAATTCAAGCAGAGTTCCAAAGGAAGATCGAAGAAGCTGAGAAAGCCTCCGATCCGACAAGTCCGGCCAAGCCGGAGGAACTTCGCAAGTTTGCCCGTGAGTGGGAGGATGAGGGTAAGGATGATCTTGCGAAAGCCGCTCGAGTTCAGGCTGACAAGCTGGAACAGAAGATCCGCATGGATGCGGAACGTGGTGAACGCAAGATCAAGGATTTCAATGATACATGGAGCGCAAGCGTGAACCGCATGATCTCTGAAAATCCTGAACTGAAAGACGAGTCATCGGATCTTGGGAAGAGAGTTATTTCTATTCTCAAGAGCGAAGATGAGTCATTGCGAAACCTTATCAATTCCACGCCTAACGGGTTCGTATATGCCACTCAGATTGCGAAGATGCAAAAAGCGGCAGAGGCTTCGGAAGCGTTGAGGACTGAAATTGAATCTTTAAGAAAAGAAAATGGGGAACTTCGGAAAAAGACCTCGCTATCTGTTAGTGGGAATCAAAAGCCTGCCAAACGGAAATCCTTCGATGAGATGGATTCCCGTCAGCAGGAAGCGTTCTTACGCAGTATGGCCGTGGATTCTGATTCTGGTGTCCTCGTAGGAGATTAAAAATCATGGCTACAATGACTCGTGGCAACCCTGCCTCACTCGGAAACGCTTTGCAAGCGTTCATGAGCAAGCAGTTGGTTGATCGTATTAAAGAAACACTTAAACTAAATGACTACGCACAGCAGGTTGATCTGCCGAAGAATATCGGAAGTGCTACCGTAAAATTCTTCCAGTATGATACAACTCCCGCTTCCTCAAACGTCCAGACATTAACCGAAGGAACGCCTATTAGTACCTTCCGTGAAGTCGGATTGAATAGCGTAACTGTCGGTCTGACACAATATGGTGAAGCAGTCAAAATCAGCGACCAGCTTTCCATGTTGAGCCTCTTTGACGTTCTCAAAGAAGCGGTTGCGGCAATGGGCGAGGAAGCGGCCCTCAAAGCCGACGATTTGTCGAGAGACCAGTTAGTTACTGGAACTGACGTTGGTGGCAATTCCACTGCGGTCCGTTTCGGACAAGGCATTGCGTCCTTCGCGACCCTCAACTCCACTGCGGCGGCTTCCGCCTTCTTGGATGCAGAGGACCTGATGGATGCGGTTACTGCGCTGAAAGCCAGCAAAGCTAACCCTTTGAACGGTCAATATACTGCGCTCGTTCCGCCTCAGATCAGTCGGGACTTGTTCCGTGACACGGACTTCCTGAACACGGTCTATCGCAATGTTGAAAACAAGGTTGGTTCGCTCCCCGCCGGAACCCTCGGTTCCTTCTACGGTGTGCGTATTGCCGAACATACCAACCCCTTCATCGAAGGCACGACCTCCGGAACGTATAACTCTGCTGGATCTATTTACAGCACTGTTGTACTCGGCGCGAATGCGTTTGGTGTGGTGAAAATCGCTGGGGATTCCCCCTTCAGCCCCCGCATCATCCTGAACAATCAGGCTGATAAAGCGGATCCGCTGAATCAGACAACCGTTGCAGGCTGGAAGTCATTCTATGCCGCTAAGTTGCTGAATGCTAAACGTGCCGTGGTCATCAAGGCCAAGTCACGCTTCGCCTAAGTTATATGGACAAAGGACTGCTTATTTTAGCTAGTCCCGAGGCAAAGGGGAGCCGCTCAGTAATGGGCGGCTCCTCCAAGCCCGAATCTGAAGGCTCCGATTATTCTTCGGAGAAAGAGGGTTTGGGTATGTCCTTGGACGTACCTTCCGAAAAGCTCCCCGATGGAACCCAAGAGGGTGATTATGTCGCTCTAAAAGGCAAAGTCTCGAAGCTGGACGATAAGGGCGCAACCATTGAAATCTTTGAAGCCAACTTAACTCCCAATGAGGGGGAAGAGGAAAAGAGCGAGGAAGATATTCGCTCAATGGCTGAAGAAGCAGACGCAGGCAACGCCTGATTTGATATGCCCATCTACTTGTATGAAAACAAAGATGGGCAAATCGTTCAGGAGATTGTCTCTGTCGAAGATAGGGATAAACGGAAGGGGCTCAAACGAGTCCCTTCCGCCCCCTATATCCATCGTAGCGTTCCCGATCCTAGTTCTTCGTCAGAGGGCGCACGAAGGTTTTATCGAGAGTTTGAAGAAAAGGGAAAACTCAAGAACCGGAAGTATTCCAAAAGCCGGATTAAAAAGATTTGGGATTGGAGTTAAACAAATATGAGTTCAATTAAAGAATTATGTAAAGATACGAGGCAAGGCGGAACGAACGGAGCCACTTACGAGAATAGCACTACTGCCATCACCGGAAACTTTGGGGCTATCACTGCTCTTGAGAATAGCGTGTTTGCTTTGCTCACAGCATCGAATTGGGATGGTGATGCAACTACATCGCTACCTCTTCCGGCGGGAGCAACCATCTACGGGAAGTTCACTGCCTTTACTCTTACGAGCGGAAAAGTAGTCGCATACAAGGCCTAATCAAATGCCTAGCGTAAAAGAACTCTACAAGAAGCTGTCGGAGGTCAGTATAGATGCTGACACCATCAATCTTAATACTGATACGCTAGAGTCGCTTGTATCTACTGCTCAGGCCGATATTGCAGAAATTAAGGACAAGGGAATCCTGAATGATGGAGTTGTAGAGACTGACGTAACTGGTGGGTATCTTGCAGGGCTTAAGGATGGAAGTGGGGCTATATTTGGAGCAGACAGAACATTCCCAGTTGAAGTCGCTAATACTGTTCCAGTAAGCGGAACATTCTGGCAGGAAACACAACCTGTAAGCGGAAGTGTAAGCGTACTTTCTGGTCAAGGGTCAACAGTAACTCTTTCGTCATTTACTAGCACGACAGCATCAACAAGTCTTGTTTCAGCAAGCTCAAATAGAAAAGTCATAACAGTCTATAATGAGGGTTCTGGGGTGCTGAATATATCGGCAGGTTCGACTTGCACAACAACATCATACCAAGTGCGCCTAGCCTCAGGTGACTATTGGGAATGTCCATCTGAACAAACTTCGCTTGCCCATACTGCTGTATTTGTAACCGCAGGAACGGCAAGAGTTACAACAATTATTTAGGAATAGTCATGCCGCTCACTAAGGCTATTAGCACGATAGATCAGCAGCTTTTATCTGTTGGAAGAACTAGAACTGGAAGAGTTGGATTCGGGGGAGCATATACAAGAACAAGCGGAACAGGGGCAACCGCCAGCGCATCTTTTGGCAGTGGTTCATATTCCATAAATTTGGCCGCTGGTACTGCTGCCGCTAGCCACGGAAAAACTGGTTGGTATGACCCGCTTGAAACATTTATTCAAGGCGGTGCATCAACGATTGATTACTCAAAAAGGATTCGCTTTGCAATTAGTGGCGTGATGTATATGGCATCAACCAATTCAAAAATAAGAATTGTTTTTAGCGGAACTGGAAACGCAACAGACGCTCCTTTTGCAAATCAAAATGGACTGACTGTAAAAGGATTTGGCGTCGAGTTTGCGCTTCAATCTTCAATTATTCAGGGACGTCTGATCGGGTTCAATTCCGCATATCTTACACCAACATCCTATACAACTTTGACGAATGGCTTTGGAGCCAGTGCATCGGATAATAGATTTTTTTCCTGCATGATTGAATCAGATGGGGCTGGGAACATAAATCTCTACGCAGGCAATTCATCAACTGTCCCTAATGTAGCCATAAGCCCAACGCCGCTACTAACTCTGACTGGCGGCCCAGTGAACGCCACTAGCTCAAATCGATTTGGCCCAGAAATCCAATGTGTGAATGATTCGACAGCTGCACCCACATCTTCGAGAGCCGCGGAGCTACAATCTTTTGGATCATGGCTACTGGACGTACAATAATGCCCATCCTCCTCGTCACTTTCTTACTATGCTCTTGTTCCCCAAAGCCAACTGAGAGTGACACAGAGCTACCCAGATATTCTGATATGTCGGCGGCTCACGATGCAATGAACGCAAAATGAACACCGACGATCAAGCAATCAAAGCCCTTCAATACCTACTCGACGAAGGTTTTATTTCGCTAGGGTATATCGACGGAAAGCCTTCCGTACATCTAACGACTACCGTTCGAGGGGCGCAAAAGGCTATTAAGGCTATGGCTAAAGATACCGCTGATTGGTGGAAGAAATGAGCATATTTCAAAGATTCCTTTTCTGGCTTTGGGCCAAGCTATTCCTAGGGAGGCTTAACTCTCAGATACTCGAGAGGGCAATCAAGCTAGCAAATATGCACAACCTAGATGCCGGAGAGTTGGGTTATGATCCACGCACGAAACATTTAATTTCTTATGCGAAAGTCAGGAAGGATCTTGGCAACCCCGAAACTCTAACAGGAGCTATTATTCATATCGCAGTCGCAGTCTCCTACCTAGAAGGCAACGGCAGGAAGGATGATTAGCGTCATGGGGATTGATATGCTGGACGCTATTATGGAAATGAAGGAGAGGCTTGCTCGCCTCGAAGAAGTTCAGCGTTCTATGCAGGATCGTCAGAAACATATTTGCGATATTGTGGAGAAGCAGGCCTGCAATCTTGGGGAGTGGGTTGAGCGTATCTCCATGAGGGTAAGTGCGATAGAAAACATTTGGGCAAAGATATTGGGGGCGGCAACCGCGATAAGTATTATTTTTTCATTTGTCTTTGACTGGATTAAATCCCGTCTTACAGGTCACTAGGAGAAAAATATATGGCAGAAATTACAACAACGCAGAGCTTTTCTGATGGAGATACAGTAACGGCAACTAAGCTGAATAACATTCAGGGGAATGCGTCCATTCAGCCGGAGGCGATTACAAATAGATCGGCTGAGACATCGATAGATCAGGCTAACGATCTGCTTCTTGTGTATGATGCCTCCGCTACTGCCCTCAAGAAAGTATCTCCATCTAATCTAATTAAGGCCGGAACTGCTTCTGATTTCCCGATTACTGGGAATGCTACCATTGGCGGGACTCTCGGTGTTACGGGGAACTCAACTCTCGCCGGAACGCTTGGCGTTACTGGTGCGATCACTGCCACATCCACAATCAACGGGACAACAATCCCCACGACAAAAACACTTGTAACGACTGTCGATACGCAGACATTAACTAATAAGACATTCACCACACCAGTAATTAGCTCTATTTCAAACACTGGAACACTTACACTACCAACATCTACGGATACTCTTGTAGGCAGGGCAACTACCGATACACTCACTAACAAGACATTAACCTCTCCGAGTATATCTGATCCCTCAATAACTGGTCAGACCACGGCATCGACAGGCATTATCAATATAGGCAGTGGACAGATTTACAAGGATGCGAGTGGGAATGTTGGGATTGGGACTGCTTCTCCAACCGCAAATCTTCACGTTGTAAAAACAACATCTCAAACAGATATTGATTCGGCAACGCAAGCTATTTCCATTACAAACACAGCATCAGACACAAGCGGTAATCTTACAGGAATTAGGCTCAGGCAAGATAATGCAACAAATGTGGCTCAAGGCTATATTGGATTATCAAGCACAGGAAGTTTGGCAACAAGAGCTAACTTAATTATAGCCACTCCAAATACATCTGGAAACTCCACCGAACGCCTACGCATTGATTCGAGTGGAAATGTTGGGATTGGGGTAACGAGTCCATCAAGGCAGTTGCACGTTAAAAGCCAAGCATTGATTGATTCAAATAACGATGGTACAACGGCTGTTCCATCATTATCCATTGGCGCATTGCAGACAGGATTTTCATACATTGCGACACATAATATTACGGCAATCACCAACAACACAGAACGCCTCCGCATTGATTCGAGTGGGAATGTTGGGATTGGGACGACATCTATAAATGCAAGGCTTGTTGTATCGGATGGAGCAAATGGTTTAGAGGTTGCTCCAAACGTATCAAGTAGTACGGTCACGCAATTAACATCTTACAATAGATCAACAAATGCATATACGACATTTAATATTGATGCGCTAACTACAAGATTCTCAATAAGTGGCACAGAACGCCTCCGCATTGCATCTGCTGGTCAAATTGGAATCGGCGGAGCTAACTACGGAACTAGCGGTCAAGTCCTAACAAGTGGGGGAGCATCAGCCGCGCCAAGCTGGACTACGATTTCATCAACTCCTGCTGATGGTTCAATTACATTTGCAAAATTATCAACTAGCTCAACTGAGGGGGAAAATGCGGCAAAGAGAGTAGCAAAGGTTTGGGTTAATTACAATGGCACGACTGCGGGTATTCGTGATGATTTTAATGTCAGCAGTATTACAGACAACGCTGAAGGGGATCAGACAGTAAATTTTTCTTCATCCCTATCAAGCGCAAGTTATTGTGCTGTTACCACAGTACAAGGTCCATTAGAGGATCTTTATAGTTCTATGCTTACATCAGTCTCAGCCCCAGCAACAGGTTCAGTCAGAGTCAGAACTGGCCTTCGCGGCGTGGCCTTTGCGGATTGCACAACAGTAAATGTTTGCATCTTCCTATAAATACTATGAATAAAAGAATAATCTATCCCAACACAGAAGGCGGAGTTTCAATAGTTATTCCTTCACCTAATTGGCGCGGAACAATCGAAGAACTTGCGATTAAAGACGTTCCTGCTGGACTTCCGTATAAAATTGTTGACGTATCCGACATTCCTTCAGACCGGACGTTCCGCAACGCATGGGAGTACCAAGAATGATTATTGTAAATTCAGATAAAGCCAAAGCAATTTGGAAAAATAAGTGGCGTGAAGCGCGGAAACCTCTTCTCGCCTCCCTTGACATTGAATTTATGAAGGCTGTTGAGACTGCTGACCCATCTAAGCAGGCTGAAATTGCATCAAAGAAACAAGCCCTTCGTGATGTGACTCAGACCGAGATTATTGGCAACACTCCCGAAGAGATCAAATCTGTTTGGCCTAATATCCTTAAATGAACTTACACGACATGGCTTCCTTTGTTACGGGGAAGATCGGTAAAACCGATTCGGACTCAGTTGCACAATGTAAGGAATTTCTCGCAAGGCGATATGAACTAATATGGTCAAGTCAGCTTTGGAGGGATACATTAGGTACATCCACACAATCAGTCCCCTCCGGAACGCAGGACGTTACAATATCGAACACTGCGATTGACCAGATTGTAGCGGTAAGATGGTCAGATACAACTCTTGGACCAGTTCAATATGAAGCGGTATATGCGATTGATCCCACTCTTTTCGATAACACCGGAACCCCCCTCGGCTTTGTAACGCTTCCAAAAACTGCTAGTGGAGTATGCCAACTCCGGCTTGTCCAAACCCCTTCTGAGACGAAAACCTTATCAGTTCTTGGTAAGATTAAGTTGCGGATCATAGACGGATCTTCCCAATTTCAAACCCGCAACCTAACCAACGATACAGATAGTCCCGCGCTTAACGGGATCGACAATGCCCTATTAGCATTTGCTGAGGGAGATATGCTCACTAGAGACAGACAATACTCGAAAGCGCAAATGATGTATGGTGACGGGGTGGCTCAAATTAAGGTTGCTACAAATATAGAAAGAGGTCAGTCGGCTTACAATTTAACTGTAACTGCGGTGGACTCAGGCGAGTGGTCGAGATCCGATTGGGATTATCCAGTCTATTCCGGATCAAAATCCTCATTCTTGGGATAGCTGTAAGTAAATGCCCATCGTATCAAACTCAGGATTGGATGATCCAATCCTCTTCGATACAACCTCCTCATTCACGGGTGGGGTTAATAATATATCAGCATCAAAGCTACTAGATGCTTCTCAAGGGTCGGAGTTTGTTAATGTAGATATAGACAGGGTTGGTAATGCTGTGACTAGGAGGGGGACTGCCTCGGTTTCATCGTCAGCCGTTCCAGAGGGTACTGCAAATATCCAAGGGATGTATTACTTTGACACTGGAACCACTAATCAAATCGTCATAGCTAAGAACAGGAAGATATTCTGGTATAGTGGCGTTGTTGGTAGCGGATCTTGGACACAAGACTCGTCCTCCTACCTGACAAACTCTTCCGACAATGTAGTGAACTTCGCCCAACTTTCCGACAAACTCTATTTCTGCGATGGAACAAGTGACTTAAAAAGTTTTAACGGAACAACTGTTGCCTCAATCCCTGCGGCGGCCAATGCCCCGACTGGTGTTAAGTTCGTTTGTTCTCATACCAATAGAATGTTTGCCATCAGGACTGCGGAGCCTGACACAATCTATGTGTCGGACCTTCTTTCCGTTGAAGGTACTTCCGCATGGTCGAGCGTGGATTCCTTCAGGGTTGGCGGAGACGGGGAGCCCATCACGGCGATTTCCTCTTGGACTGGTTTCCGGCTTGTGGTTTTTAAGCAAAACTCCACCTACGTCATCACTACTGACCCAACTGCCGCTTCAATAGCTAATTGGCCTATTGAGATTGTAAGTGCGGAGGTGGGATGCGTAGCAAATAGAACGGTTGCTCAGGTGGGGGCAAATCTTTACTGGTTGGCTCAAGATGGAGTCAGGAGTATGCAGAGAATCCTTCAGGGCAACGATCAGGAGATCAGCGAGCCACTTTCTAAAATAATTGATTCCACCATTCAGGAAATCAATACGACTTACATCTCCAAGGCCTCCGCAACTTACTATAAAAACAGATATATTCTTTCAATCCCAATTAGTTCTTCCGCAGTCAATAACTGCTCTATTGTCTATAATACAGTTCATAAGTCTTGGAGCGGTAAATGGACAAACTTTGCGGGAGTAGAATTTTGTCACTACACTAACACTCCATCCAACTGCCTAGTCCTAGCTACTCCAACCGGATCAGTTCTACAATGGAGGGAATGGGTTAAGGATGATAGCGAGGTGGCTTCGGATTACACTGATTCTGGTTCTGCAATCGGAACAAGTATCACTACCAAGGAATTCACTTTCGGCGACATGATGAGCTACAAAAGCCTCAATAATGTCGAGGTGCAGTTTTATTCAAGCACAGCATATTGTTCTGTATCACTGGTAGATGAGAATGGAAGTACAGTAGCCGCCTTCTCAAACATAGATAGTTCCGCTTTCTCCGGTGGGCTAGGAGCCCTAATCATTCCATTTGTCTTAAACGCAAATGCCGTACTAAGGAATCAAAGATCCAAGCGAAGGGCTAGAAGCCTTCTCGGGAATCAACCAGTTAGGGGCGTTCAGGTATTGGTGGAAAGCAGTTCCGGAAAGCTAAATCTCCAAGCCGTTATTGTAAGTGCATTCTTGGATGCCTTTGTGAGTGAGGAGCTATGACTGTAACTGCAAGCATGGCCGCTGAATGGGTAAGTACCAGAATCAAGGGCTGGGAAAATGCCACTCATACTACAAATGTTCTTCAGTGGTATATGGACAGGGAGCTATGCGGGATTGCGATGGATGGAACAGAGATTAAGGGAGTTGCTTGCGTAAGGTTTTTGAATCAAGCCGAAGATGGGCTTGAACCATATAAGCATGATCCTAAAGGAGATGTGACTTGGGTTGAGTTGGTTGTTGCAGATCAGGGAGTTGCAATCTCATCCTTGTTTAATCTTCTCTGGTCTAAGTATGGACGGAGGCCTTTTGTGGCTTATCGCAGAGAGCTAAAGAATGGAAAAATCAGGAAGTTCGGGGTCGATATGTTTGACCGCATGAACTCATATTGCATGAGGAATCTAACACTTGCCACTGTCTGATGTGGCATTACATGGAGAAAAACAATGTTTTTAGAGCAAAGACTTTCTAACCCTAAGTGGGCGCATTCCTATTCAGGAATGTTTTGGCAGAGCATGGTATTTTATGGTGGATCTCCACCTTCACCACCTCCGGCTCCTCCACCCCCTGACTATGCCGCCGCAAACAGGGCAGGCGTATTGGCCGATGTTCAGACCTTGGGAGCTAGGAAGGAAATTGAGCAGGCCGCTAAACTTGGCGGGACTGCACTTGCTTTTGGTGTCACAACTAAGACGGATGATAAGGGTAATATAACCTATTATCAGACATTTAACGACAAGGGAGAAAGATACGAAAAACCAGTTGAAGTTCCAAAAGGCGAGGCAGTAATTGATTTTAAGGGCAAGTCGGATGTCGATGTTGCGAAAGCTCAGGCAGACTTTCAAAGAGCAGAGCAGAAAGTTAATGCTCAATCCGCGCTCGATCTTCAGAAGCAGTATGGTTCGCAATTTGCAACCGAGGCGAGAAACCAGCTTCAGGCCGTAGATCCAACCGGATTCGCCAACCGAGAGCTTCTTGGGAAGAAGGTTGCCGATGCAAAGTTTGAGGGGGTATCAGACGGTCCAACATTTAAGCAGAATGCGACAGGACCTAGCTATGAGATGGCAAAAGATGGGCCTTCTCTCTCCCGTCAATCTTATGGACCTCAATTCCAAGCCGGAGATGAGAACGCAGGTGGAGGAAATGCCGCAAGAGGCAGGGCTGAGATTGAGCGTCAGCTAGGCGAGAATCTTTTTAATAATGGCAAGCTAACTGATGAGCAGGCTCGTCGGCTAAATAACTCTGTTCGCGGGGCTCAAACTGCTCGAGGCAACATTTACGGAAATGCTCCTACCGCTCAAGAGATTCTAACTCGTTCCGGCGCAGAGACGGAAATGGCTCGGCAGGCTCGTTCTGATGTTGTCGGCTATCTGCAATCCGGACAAAGCAGTTACGACATTGCAAACGCAATCCGGCAGGAATCAAATCAGTTAGCCCAACAGGGGTACTTAAACTATTCCACTGCCAACTCAGTCAATAACTCGCTCGCTCAACAGGAGTTTCAGAATCAACAGACTGCTCTTGGTCAAAGGAATCAAGCTCAACAGTCGATGTATCAGAATGAACTCAGCGCAAACACCGCGAACAATCAGCTAGCTCAACAGGCCTACGGCAATCAGCTTGCGGCAGTTCAACAGAGGAATGCGGCTTCTCAGCAGGGGATAGCTAATCTTCAGAGCTACGCAGGGCTTCAGCCCATCGTCACTCAAGGAGGACAACTTGGTGCATTGGGTCAGGGCGCGGCTCCGACGATCCAGACTCCGATTCCGCAGGGTGTGAACATCAATCCTAACGCCGGAAAGAATAGTCAGGATTTTGCCCTTGGTGTGTACGGGAATCAGACGAGCCAATACAACGCCCAACTTGGTTATCTATCAAGCACTTACGCAACAGCACAGAAGAATAGCCCTCTATCTTGGATTACGGGAATCGGCGGAGTCTTGTTCTAAAGGAGAATTATATGGGATTATTTAGAGATATGTATGGAATCGTCCGTCAGTCGCAACAGGACGATCTTGCTGAGAAGCAAATGAATCAGGAGATGGATCTCAAGCAGAAATACTACGAGAAGCAGATGCAACAGTACCGCGACACAAATCGCAGGAGGGAAGATGTTTATGCTGGGATTACTGAGCTAGGTGAATTAGATAAAACGATTGGCGAAACGAGTTTCCAGAAAACAATGATGGAGCAAAGGTTCCAAAAGTCTGCGCTAGAAAATCCTGAAGAAGCAAAACAGTTTATGATTGAGAGTCAGGTGCTTGCTAAAAGACTTCAGGATCTTAATAGCGTAAGGAAGGTCAAGGGCGCGGAGCTAACATATCGCTCGATTGACGGGAATTTCGCAAAGGCCAAAGCTTTAGACTTGGCGGATTTCTTGAATGGCAAAGATCCTTCTGAATCTGGAATGGCTACCGTAACAAAGAAACGCAAGATTCTTGACGAAAACGGAATGGACACAGGAGAGACTGAGACAGTAACTATGAAGGTTCCGCAGTCTCAGGCCGGATACGGAGGATATGTTGGGGATCAGGAGCAGGCTCAACCACAATCCTCATATAACCCGTATGGGATGGCTAGCGCGATTGTGGATTCCTCCGCTCCCTTGGGCGAATCAACACCAGAGTACGCAAGGCCTTACGCTGTCGAGCAATCGCAGGGAATGTTAATGCGAGATGTGGCAAATGTTCCGGTAGGTGGGCAAACGCCCCAGCCAATGCAGGCTACCCAAGCCAAGCCTCAACAGGACATTGAATCGGTACGTCAACAGGCTTTAAGCGCAATGTCTCGAGCGCAAACGCCGGATCAACGGCAAAAGATTAAGGATCGTGCGGCCCAAATGGGAGTCAACCTTCCCTAACGTGTGGGCATTTTTGACGATATATTAGAAGAGCAGAAAAGGCCGGAGGAAGCTCCGAGGCCTCAGGGTTTATTTGACGATATAGTAGGGGCTGAAGAGAAGCCTCAAGCTGAAGCTCCGCAGGTAGAGTCTCCTATCGCCTCGCAAAAATCAGTAGGGCTATTTGACGATATTGTAGGCTCGAATGAGGTTGTTGGTCGCGGAGTGCTACTTCCTATGGACGAAGCGCAAACTCCTCCATCTGACGATTCTTCTTTTGTTGGAGCCCTAGGGCGAGGAGCGGCACGTTCCGCTATTCCTACGGGTGCTGGTATTGTTGGTGGAGCCCTAACCGGAGCCGCAGTTGGAGCCGCAATGACTGGTCCAGCCGCTCCTGTCGGTGCGGCAATCGGAGGCCTTGCGGGTGGTGTTCTCGCTTCGATGGGTGCGGAGGCATTGCAGGAATATGGCATGGACAAGATGCTTTCTCCTGAAACAAAGAAGGCGATTGACGATCAATTCAAGAAGGATGCAGAACAACAACCCGTAGCCTCTTTCGTTGGTCAAGTAGCTCCTTCGGTGGCTTTCTTTAGGCCTAGCCCTAGCAACCTTGCAAAAGCCGGAACTTTCGCAAAGCAAATTATCGCCGGAGAGATTACTAAAGACGCGATGGAGAATCCTGCCGTTAGGGAGCAGGCCTCAAACCTTCTCAATGTCGCATTCAATACCGGAACTCAGGGGGGCATGGAGGCCTTCAATCAATTTCAGCAGGGAGACTTTAACCCTCTAAGATTAGGAGCGAGCCTAGTTGTAGGCGCACTCAATACTGAGCCGACAAGACTAGGCAAAATGGCAACCGCTCCTTCGGAAAGAGTGGCGGAGGCTATTCGGGCTAGAAAGAATGTTGGCGCAGAGGCTTCTCAGGCAGAAGGCATCCAGCCGGAGGTTCAACAGGAGGCTCAACCGGAACCTCAGACTCCTCAAGTAGATGTTCCGCAGGATCAGACTCAACCGATTGATAGATCCGAGCTAGTTATATCTCCGTTCAAGAAGGGCAGACTTACTCGCCTAGATCAATCTGAGATGGAGTTACAGATGCGTTTGGATGAGGAGACTCGAAAGTTCGATCAGGACGAGCCAAGTAATCCATCCTACTATAAGGAAAGGTTGGATGAAGTTAGGGCATTGAAAGAGAGATTGCTGAGAGAAGAACAAAGGCCTTCCAAGTCTTTTAGCGAGCAAATGATCCAGCCTAGCGAGAATGGTTACGACATTATTGATTTTATCGAGGAGCAGGGCGGGATGCTTTCCAAGGGCAAGGCAATCCGCGACAAGAACATTGCATTGTACGGAAAGAAAAGCGGTTCATCCATCAGGAGACTAGAGGAAACGAAGGCTCCCGCAGAGTACGATGGTATGCCGGATTTCAAGGGGCCATATAAGAAGCTACTTAGCGGAACAACTCCGGTGGATGAAATCGCTCAATCTGCTTATGAGCAGTTGGGGATAGGGGACGGGACGAGCGGCTCATTGTGGGGCGCGATTGATAAGGCGATTACATCCCGCAAGAAGGCATCGGATATAAACAATAAAATCAATTTCAATGACAAGCAGAGGCAGGCCTTTAGCTCTGCAATCCTCAAGCCAAAAGAGGGGCAGACATCATATAAGACTTCTGATTTGCAGATCGGAGATAATATATACAGCGGTAAGAACGTGTTTGAAGTAACCGGAATCGACGAGGATAATTTCTCGAGGACAATCACGGGTCCGGATGAGTTTGGGACTAGGACAATTAAGGCCGATTCAATCATATTTGCCGATAGTGCAGTGAATCAGGAGGGTAACTATTTGCGGGGCGTGAAGGTTAGGAACGCGAAGCTATCCGAAACAAAGCCCCAGATGACGCTCGATCAGAAGATTGCCCTATATAGGCAGGAAGGAACTGCAAAGACGGATGCTCGCCCATCCCTAGAGGAAAGAGTGCAGGGGGTTAAGGATTCTTTATCCCAAAGACTGACTGATTTTCGCAGGTTTTTCCAAGACAAGTTTGTGGATATTGAGAATCTTCAAAAGAAGGTAAGCGGAAAAATTGGCAGACAGATTGAGGAGAACGCAGACATTAAGCAACGGGAGGAACTCTATCACGGGAGAGTCGGGGAGAGGATTAGTGATTTCGAGGATACAAAGGTTACTCCATTATTGGATGAACTGCGTAAAAGTGGAGTAGATCGCAAGGATTTCGAGCTATATGCCCAAGCCAAACACGGCAGGGAGAGGAATACGGTTATCGCACAGCGGGACATCAACAAGCCGGACGGTGGCAGTGGTTTAACGGATGCAGATATATCAACTCTGATTGAAGGGAATAACCCTAGAATCTCAAGGGAGGCTCAGAGGAAGATGGAGCCTATCCGTCAAAAGCTAGTTTCTCTTAACAAGGACACGCTTCGCAATCTTTGGGAAGGTGGTCTGATCTCCGGCGATACTTACGATCTTCTGTCAAACAGGTTCACCGATTATGTCCCCTTGGCTGGGAAGGCTGGCGGTACGGATGTTGAAGTTGAGGGATCTCTTGGTACTGGTGCTGGTTATGATGTGAGGGGTAGCGATATTAAGATAGCTGAAGGAAGGGGTACGATAGCCCCTGATCCATTGGCTTATTCTCTTCAGCTTCACAGGGATTCAATCATAAGGTCAGAAAAGAATAGGGTCATGCAAACCGTTGCTCAATTTGCAACCAAGTATAAGGACAACGGGATTATACAAGTTCTTGAAAAGGGTGAGATTGGGAATGCGAACGATAAGGACATCATAGCCTACAAGGAAAATGGAGAAACAAAGTACCTGAGAATCAACGATCCAAAACTTGCTGATGTGATGAAGAACAGGGCAAGCGTTACAACTGGTAAGATTATCCAATACTTATCAAATATGAATAGGTGGCTTGCGTATGTTAATACTCAAGCCTCTCCGGAGTTTGTCGTAGCCAACTTTGCTCGAGATTTGCAAACTGCCTTAGTCAATATCAGCGGAGAGAATGCAAAGGGATTGGCCTCAGGCTTAATCAAAAGTGTTCCGGATGCAATGAGGGCAACCTATCGCGCTGAAATGGGCAAGCCCGATATGAACGGCAAGATGGATGTCTATTACAGAGAGTTCAAGGAGGCCGGAGGCCGGATGACTTTCTTCGGACTCAAGGACATTGCCGCAACCCAGAAGGATATTCAGAGTGCTTTGGGTGATGGTGGATACAGAAACGCAACAAAGGTGTTCAAGGTTGCTCTCGATAAGTTGGCTAGGTTGAACTCAGCCGTTGAGAATGCGACAAGGCTTGCAACGTACTCCACGCTCAGAGAGAACGGGTACTCAGTCCAGAAAGCCGCTTATGTCTCTAGGAATATCACTGTCAATTTCACTAGGAAGGGTACTGCCGGACCTCTGCTCAACTCAATTTACCTATTTGCAAATGCGAACATCCAAGGAACCGCTCGAATCTTTCAGGCAGTAGCAACGAGTCCGAAAGTAAGGAAGATCCTTACGGGGGTTATGGTTGCAGGATACTTCAGGTCAATGGTGAACCGGATTGTTGGTGGTCAGGACGAGACGGGAGAATCTTATTACGACAAGATCCCGCAGTATATTAAGGAAACAAACTTTATCATTATGAAGCCCGACTCAGGGGGTCAGTATTTCAAGATCCCTATGCCATACGGGTATTCCGTTGCGGATTATACGGGTCAGCTATTGAGTGAGGTTAGTCCTAAGGAGGCATTTGGCGGAGGAGCCTCGAAGTCGCAGGCTTTGGCAAAGCTAGCCGGAGCTATGCTAGATAACTTTAACCCATTAGGAGCATCCAAGTCCTTGCTTCAAACAATTTCCCCCACGCTCCTAAGTCCAGTTACAGACTACGCATTGAACATGGATTATTCCGGCAGGCCTATCATGCCAACCCCGAGCCCATTTGACGCAACTCCGCCTCCAAAATCACAGAGGTATTGGAGTAATGTTGGACCTATTCCAAAAGCTATCGCGCAGAAGATCAATGAGCTAACGGGAGGGAATGAGGTGAGGGCGGGTAAGCTCGATGTCAGTCCTGAAACTATTGGGCAGGTTTTTGACTTCTTTACCGGATCGGCTGGAAAGTTTGCGGAGAGGCTTGCCAATCTTCCTAGGGGGGCACTCAAAGCAAGTCAGGGGGAGATGGAGTGGGCTGATGTTGTTGGGGACATCCCTATGACTCGGAAGGTTTATGGGGCAGTACCTTCCTATGTGGACACAGTTCGCTATCAGGATTTGCGGAAAGAGATTCTTACGGTTGCAGATGAGGTTAAGTTGGCTCAGACAACGAGAGACACGAAGAGACTTTCCGAGATTCGTTCCTCCGCTTCAGCTGAATTGAAGATGGTTGAGATGATTAAACACACAGAGCAATCCCTCAAAGAACTACGGACGGAAAAGACTCGCCTAAAAGCGGTTCTCGAAAAGAACGATAATCCGGCAATCCAAAAGAGGATCGACAAGAACAACGAAACGCAGAAAGCCATGATGATGAAGGTGTTGAAAAGGTATAATACTCTTATTGACGAGAAAGTGTAACTAGCCTACATAAAGCTAGTGCAAGAACCCACACTTGAAACTTTCAACCCGTCAAATTGGATCAGTTGGAGTATCCAAAGTTACAACTGCACTTCTTCGGTGCGGATATTCCGTTCTTACGCCATCCGAGGATTGTAGTGGCTATGATCTTGTTTGCGAAAAAAACGGAAAGTTCAAAAGGATTCAGGTTAAATGCTCAAGCCGAAAAGATCCTAAAAGGTTTCGTTACGAATTTGCTACAAGCATGGGGAGATTTACCAAGCAGAAGTACACGACTTTTTTCTGTGATTACATCGTTTGTGTCGGGCTTGCAGACGATCTCTATTGGGTTTTTCGTCCCGATCAATGCCCCTCCAAGAACAAGAAGTGTCATCTCAGAGATGCTTCCGATTGGACTGCCCTTGCAAAGATATGACTAAAACAACTTCCGGCGGGACAATCGTTACGAATTTCGAGTTTCCTCAGGAAGTAGTGCAGAAGCCCAATACAACTGTGTGTGATGCTTTTACCATTCCAGAGGTTTTTAGTCCGGTTGAATGCTCTGAAATCATAGATCATGGGCTTGCGGGTGTTGTGACGAAGGGCCTTGGTACAAAGGGAGGGAAAGATAAGAGAGTATGGAGCAGGAATTGTGGAATTTCGTGGGTTAGTCGGGCGGGTTCTACCGAGTGGGTCTTTGACCGCTTGGATAAAGTCCTGACTGTAATTGGATCGAGGGTCTATGGGTTCTCCCTCGCTCCTTCCCACACATTTCAGTTCACTATCTATAAGAAGTTCCAGTTCTATAATTGGCACTTTGACAACGGAGCCGCCGGAGATGTCCGGAAGGTTGCGATTGTTATCAATTTATGTAAGCCGGATTCCTACCTAGGCGGATCGCTCAAGATCAAAGCCCATAAATGGCACGATAAGAGCAGGGCTAGAGAGCAGGGATCGGCCACGTTGTTCCCTTGCTACCTTCTTCATAAAGCCTGCCCCGTGTGGTGGGGGACTCGATATTCATTGGTGGTGTGGGCAACAGGACCAAACAACGGAGGACTCAAATGAGATCAGTAACTGACGGATTGGCCAAGGGCATGAGTTGGTTTAAGCAGATCGTTGAACAGAAGAGGGCAGAGGAAGAGGCGAAGCCGAAGGAGACTCCAAAGCCTGAGGCAGTTCGCGCTACGACTACAACCTACCGAGGATGGTTGCCTCCCCGTGATCTCATCCAGAAGATCGTTGAATGGGAAACTGGTGGGCCTAGGTACTATAACCGATATTTGACTACCCCCCTAAACCCCGTGAATGACGCTTCCGGCCTAACCGTTGGAGTTGGCTACGACCTAGGCTACTACACTCCGGATCAGATTCGTGCGGATTGGAAGGGCTACATCCCTGAGGATGATATTGAGAAGCTAGCCTCAGTATCCGGACTGAAGGGCAGGGAAGCGGCTGGGAAGCATCGTGACGTTGTAGGCGTGACGATCTCTTATGAGGTTGCCCTAGCTCAATTCACCAAAGTCACCCTACCTACTTGGCTGATGAGGGCCTATAAACTATGGCCCAACTTCGATTCGCTAAATGATCGTCAAAAGACAGCACTTGTCAGCCTAACCTTCAACCGAGGAACATCCCTGATCGGATCAACTCGATCTGAAATGAAGGAGGTTTATGATAATCTTGAGCGTGGCAACACTCGTCCGATTGCAGGCCTTATTAAACAGATGGCACTTCGTTCCCCACTCAAAGGAGTTCAACTTCGACGCAAGCAAGAGGGTGAATTGTTTGCTAGCTAACCCGACAAAAACCCGACAACTTTGACGCAAGTAGTTGATAAATAAGTAGTTTCAAACATTGAGCCTAATTGAGCGTAAGGATGATGATGTCACTGTTACACACTTGG